TTCTCTCCACTCTGTGAGCAGTTCACTTGTCTTTTCGTCCAAGCTGATCAATCGGTTGCTACTTTTGTTTTTTGTAGGACCGACAGATTCCCCGTCAAATCCTCTCGTAATGGCTTTGTTTATGCTTAGAGTGTTATTGGTCCAGTCTTCCCATTTGAGGGCTAAAATCTCCCCTTTTCGAGCTCCTGTGAAGGCTAGAAGGCGAAAGAGGACTTTTTTTCTCAGTTCATCTGTTTTGTCTACCAACTCAAGGAAAGATTTCAGTTCCTCCTTGTCGTAAAAATCGCTATCTGTATCTGCTTGCTTTCTGACAAGCGTTGTTACACTCTCGACCGGATTGGTTGAGATGTAGCCATGTCTGATAGCGTACTTACATATGTTATTCATTAAGCCTTTCATTTTCCGTCCGTAAACAAGTTTTTTGGACCAGGAATTTACTTGTTCCTGAAGTTGCAGAGGAGTAAGAGCGGAAATCTTCTGATCTCCTAAAGTCGGATAGATATGATTTTTAATATTCCTTTCGGTCTTGATGTAGGTGCTATCCTGTACTGTGTCAGCATATTCCTTGAGCCATTCTTCAGCAACTTCCTCAACAGTGATTTCCTTGACAGTGATTTCCTCGCTATTTTCAAGGTCGGTTTGAAGTTGGAGAAGTGCTGCTCTTGCTTTAGCTTTTGTCTGAAACCCCTGACGCTTCACATACTTGTCTTTTCCATTTTCTTTACCGACATAGATCCTAAACTTATAAGCTGTATCGCCATTTTTCTTTTTGTAAGACTTTATTTCCATTGCGTTTCACCTCATTTCTTGATAAAATGGGTATAGTAAAGAGGGCTTTTTAATGCCATTCTTTCTATACAGCACATCCTCACATTTTAGCTTGCAGGCGATTGTGGGGATTTTTGTTATTTCTTGTTAATTAATCATCAAGCAATCTTATGAAATCATTTTCTGTCATGATTTCAATATCATGGCCTTTTTCAAGCAATGATTGTGCTTTCTTCATTTTACTACTTAGACCGTCTACACCTACCACACGCCAATCTTGTTCACCGACAACTAGAATATTTGTATGATTAGTTACACCTTTTTCTGGGACTCCACCAACAAGTGCTACCGCTTTATTGGCTTCTTTTCTGGTCATTCTCTCTAGTTTTCCAGTAAAACAAAAGTACAATCCGTAGAAATAGTGGTCTGGGTCCATTGCTTCTTTTTCCTCTTCTGTAGGAGTATAGATGAGATTATCTTTGTACTTAGCGTCTTTTTTTCTCTTAAAACCACGCTGGCCAAGTAGACCTGTCTTGTCATAACGATACTCTTTTAAAAAGTCATTGAGATCAGAAAAAGAGTTGGCTGATAATAGGTGATCTAGAATTAAACCACTAGCTTTTGCATCAGACAAAGCATTATGATGGTCTAATTGAATATTCAATGCTTTCGAAAGATTTTTTAACTTATAATTTAATTGTCCTGGCATAGCAACTTTTGCAAGTCTATACGAACAAATATACTTTATATCGTCATAATCCAACTGATATTTATTGTAAACATCATTCAAAGCCCCCATATCAAACTGTGCAAAGTGGGCTACAACTATATCAGAACCAATAAAATCAACAATCGCCTTTCTCACCTCTGGGAATGTAGGTGAATCACGAACATCTTCAGGTGTAATGCCATGGATGAAAATATTGAAATCATCAAATTCTTCTTCTGGATTGATTAAAGTATAAAAAGTATCAATAATATTCCCATCTTGAAATTTTACTAAACCGATTGAACAGATACTTCCTCTAAAATCATTAGCAGTTTCAATATCTAAAGCAACGTATGAGCAAGACATATGAGTCTCCTTTTATTCGACTAATGCTAAGTATTCCTCTTGAACCATAATTTCATTTGTTATAGTTCTCAGATTATAGTAAGACATAAATTTTAGGTAATCAAACTCTCTAGGGTCTTCTAGGTTATCTAGTGCATCTTTTACAAGATGATGAATCATATTCCTATCAGCTTCATTTTCACATCGTAGGCGAGCGTTCTGGTACTCTGAACGTGTGTGGTCCTTGTGTCCCAGTTCATGCAATAGTACCTTAACTCTCTCTTTTTTGTTGAGTTTACTCGATAGGAAAGCTGTATTAGTTTCTTGTTCATAAAATCCGACTTCATCCGGCATTAAATCTCCATCAAAATCGATAATACGAACTTGATAATGGCTTATAATTTCTTTTTCGGTCACTAATCAGTACCTCTAATCGCCAGCTTCTTTTAGATAACCTTCAATAATGGACTGTATGATTTTCTTCTTTTCGTCTGTTAATTCTCGACCACCGAACATCATAACATTAGATGCCATTTCTTCAACATTGAGAGGCTTCCCTTGCCAGGTATACTCTTTTGAATCACCAGCAATAGTAGGATTATCCGTGCGACCAAGTAAATAGTCTGCGCTTACATTAAAGTAATCAGCTATTTCTTTTAAAACTTTTGAACTCGGATTGCTTCTTTTTAATCGATACAAAGTGTTAGTTCCATAACCAAGTTTTTCTTCCAAAATATTTATAGAAATCCCCTGTTTATCAGCTAATTCCTTTATTTTATCGAATGCTACGAACATTTTTTTAGAACCTTTCTAAGCAAACGAAAAAAAATTTTAAAATATTTGTAGAAAATAGTTGACATATTTAGTCAAATGTTTTAAAATAATAATCGTAAGCTAAAGAGTTAGCGAATAAGACAACTAAAAAATAAAGCCTAGTAAACTGATTGGCGTCTGTTTTATATAGGTAAACCTTACTTTTAGTAGGTCTTTTCTCTATGTTTTCATTTTAAAACATTTGACTAGAGTTGTCAATGAATTCGCTAACTTTTTAGATAAATTTTTAAAAAGGAGGTCAGGAATGAGCCAACAACATCAAAAATGGATTCAATTGGTCAAAAAAAAATTGAGTTCAGAAGGAATGACACAGACGCATCTCGCTCGTGCTTGCGGAGTGAAGAAACCTACTATTTCAGAACTACTGAAATATGGGAAGGGCAGTGACAGACTCAAAAACCGAGTCTGTGATGTCTTAGGTATCGACGAGACTTGGGTCGATTTAGGAGAGTAGGAGGAACGAACAACATGACAATATATGTTGATAAAGATGGTAAAGATTCAGTAGCCCTCGATAGATTAGTTAAACTAACAATAAATCTATCAAATGGAAATGTAATCCAAATCAGTAACCCTAAAGAACGAATAGATGAATTATTAAAATTCATCAAGGATCCTAAAAGTATTTTTTTGCATATAGGTCCGACAATGATCAATACTAACCAAATAGTATCTACGGAATGTTCTGACGGTTTTTATGCAATGAGAGGCCGCCTTGATAATCGTTAGTTAACTCAAAGGAGAAACATGAACGAAATTACTTTATCAAATAATCTATCTCAGATAGAACTTGAAATCAGCCATCACAAGCATATAGCCGGCCAGTCCATTTGGGAAATCGGCAGACGATTGAACCATGTGAAGGAAAATAATCTTACACATGGAGAATTCGGAGGATGGCTTGATAAAATCGGTATCCATTACCGGGAAGCAAACAGAATGATGACAGTTGCCAAACAGCTACCAAATGTGACAACGTTGTCAGATTTAGGATCATCAGCACTCTATCTCATAGCAACTCTTCCAGAAGAAGAGCGAGAGGAGCAGATCCAACGCATCGAAGATGGCGACAATCCGACGGTGCGAGAGCTGAAGGAAGTCAAGAAGAAACTCAACCTCAGTAAACTTGCAAATAAGCGTCTACAGGCTGAAAACGAGAGAATCAAGTCTTCCAAGATCGAAGTTAAGGAAACCATCAAGGAAGTCATCCCGGACGATTACAAAGCCACACAGGACCTAAACAAGCAGTTGCTAGAAAAGAATAAGGAACTCACCAAAACGGTCAAAGCCATGGAAGAACGCTCCGAATTTATCGAAAAGCAACTAACTGAAACACTAGCCCAGCGTGAAGAGGTCGATAAGAAATCTGATCAGTATGATGAATTGACTCGAGCGATTGAAGAATCGCAAGGGCAACTCAACAGCGTACAGAAGCAAATCTCAGCTTACAAGAATATCACAAGCCTACTTCAAAAAGGAAATGACTTTTTAGCAAGTATGGGTGGTCTAATCTACGCAGACGAAGAGAAAGTTCTGAAAGCAGACGGAATCATCCGAAACGAATTTGATAGTTTTATCAGTCGAGGGCTTCGTTTCTTCAACGACCTTAACGATATCCGCAAAGAAAGCAACATTTTAGAAGGAGAATTTGAATGACAAATGAAATTGCAAAAGTCAACAATGACTTAACTACAGAAGATGTGATGATCCACGCATTGCAGGAACTTAAAAAGCTGAAAGAAGGGCAATCCGTTCTATCAGCCGATGTAGATTATTTGAAAAATGAGCAACCAGTGAATCCGTCAATTTGTTTAGCACTCGAAAAAATGCGAAAACAGAAAGTTGTCGAATTGCTAGGCGGTAAAGATAGCCAAGCATACAAAGATCGGAAATTTGCACAATCGGTATTTTCACAGGCTGCCAAAGACTTCAAGGAATACTTCCGCATTCCACGCTATGACTTGCTGAAACGTAAAGACGAAGAACAAGCATTTGACTATTGGGGAAGCTGGGAGCCATCAGCAAACACTAAACTTGAAATTAAAAACCGAAATGGACAGATGAGTTTGATTGGGTAAGGAGAAAATATGAAAATAAAATTTAAAAAAGAACTTGTTAAAAAACAAGTCCTTAGCTCAAAAAATGGGAAAACTTCTGTAAAACTTAGTGATTCGATTATTCACTTTCAAAAGTAATTACAAGTTTACCATCAACAGTATTGGAAATTGGTTTTCTATTAGACCAAACTTCATTGTCTTCGCTTTTAACTAATAGAACTAAACCATTTTCATGTACTGACAAGAAATCAATAAATTTCTCGTTATCTACTGTTGTAGCAAATTTCAAAACAGATTTAGATGATGGATCAACACTGTCTACATCTGAGGTTGAAAAACGATATGGCAAGAAACTTACTTCATTAGGCAACATTTCATTAATGTAATTCATAGATTCCCTCCTTTCATAAAAATTGACAGACGATTTTCATAAGGAGTAAGAGGTCTTATTTAATCGTTTTTTGTCAGTAGTAAGTTAACACAATAATATAGAAAGGTCATCGGTCTTGAGATGGATTTTGAAGATGAAATTATAAAGTTATCTGACTTGCTAATTGAACAATCAGAAACTTATAGTGAAGCTTTGATTAAGTTACAAAAGCTCACAAAAGATATAGCTCATGAAGTAATTTTAAGAGCTATAGAACAAAAGAAAAATAAAGAATAGAAAGGATTAAAAAAATGGTCCTAGAACTATTTGGAACTGAATTTAAAGATAAACTCTTTGAAGAGCTGGTTTCAATCAACATCAAAGCTATGGAAGAAGCTAAGCGTAGATCAAGCAGAAATATTACATGGGTGCCGATCAAACAGCTACAGGAAGCGACCGGATGGGGTAGAACTAAACTAGAAGAGTGGAGAGACCAAGGGAAATTTCAATTTCAACAGTCTGGGAAAGGTG